CAGAACTCTGTCTTAAACCTGTTTTCAATGTAATTAAGCATTGCCACGCTGTTAGACCACCTGTCAATGGGGTCTTCTGATTTTGGATATGCTGTGGAATTATTTCCCCAGGCTTTCCACGATGGCAGCCTTATAGCTGTATATAAGCCAATGCCATTAAGATAATCATTAGCATCATCCTGTGTAAACCTTACAGCCTTTCCATCTGCTGTACATATGCCATCAATTAGCAAATCATAATTATCAATGGAGTCAGATGGTATATCAAAGTTGTTTATTGCCACTGACTGCATAAGTGCAGCTGCAAAACTTGAAAAAGCAAGCACCATACCATCTGATTTAACCATAGGCCAGCAGGCATCACACCACCTTGAGTAAGGCACTTTCTTTTCCCTTACCTCATTAATTTTCTGTAACGTGTCTGCACCTTCTGCTGTACAGTCCACATCAAGCACAGCCCTGCCATTAAACAGCCCATATATGTTCTGTACCTTTGCTTCAAGCACAGCAGCAACCGCCGGGTCTGAACTGTACACAGGGGCAAGCACCAGTGTTGGTATTAACCCTGTTTCAGGATATACGTCATCTATGGCTTCAATACCTGTACGTACGCCCTCCCTGTCAATGCCACCGATAATGTCACCAGCCGTAACACCTTCCGGGTTAAGCTTTGTATAAGCAATACTTATTTTGCTGGCTTCTTTTAAGGCCCCGTCTTCTGTGATAGCTACCACAAGGAAACCTTCGTAGTTAAACGAAAGTACGTAATCCACATCCCTTGCATATTCTGTGCTGCCATCTGATACTGTTACTTTATCAAGCAGTATGCCCGTATCTTCTACTGTAACCATCATCCTCTGTACCTGGTATTCTGCGCCAGCCACTGCCTCTGTGTGTGCAATATCTGACGGGTCAAGCACATTTATTACAATAACCGGTGAAACTGTGTGTTTATCAAAAGAGGCATGTGCACTGTGCATTATGGTATATCTTTCTGTTTCGCTTGTGAATCCAAGAAGGCTTTCTGCATCCTCTTTTTCTTCCAAAACTATAGGTTTATTAACTGCATCCTGTGGGTTTTCAAGCGTATTCACAGGTGCTGTACCTATAACAAGCTGTATCACACCAGCACATGTTTCTGGTTTTATGCTCTGCGTCTTTTTCCTTTTTGTTTTTATGCCATGCTTATATCTGCTGCCCATATATCCCCCTTCCTGCATCTGCTGCATTGTATATGTTTTTTTCTACTTCTGCATAAGAAACAGCCAGGACAGAACCCTCCCTGGCAAGCTGTTTCTTTGCCTCAAATATTTTTCCGACAGGCACAAAAAGACGGGCAAAAGCCCTGTCTGCTTCTGCCTGTCTCTTTACAAGCTCTGGCAGCCCGCCTTTGAAAACTGCATTTTTCTTAACCAGCCCTGGCACTGCTGGCCCTATATACATAACCTGGTCCATCATATAAAATCCTCCAGTCCTTCTTCAAGTGGAAGTGGAAGCTTCCAGTTAGTAATTAAATCACCTTCATAATAAGGATAAGGTGCTTCCATGTTTAAAGCCTTGTATGCCTTTGTTTCCATTCTGGCATAACCATCAATAATGCCTTTTTTAGTAAAATACATATAAATTTCATTCATAAGGTTTAAAACATTCGTATTGCCATTGCGTACCTTGTCCCTGTCCTCAATATTTATCGAAAAATGTATTTCAACATTCCATTCTTCATCATCAGACTCTTCATCACCACACATGACAACTATATAATTACGCAGGTCTTCATCATCTTCATCCTGCACAAGCGGCAGGTCGTGTTCATACACGGTTATATTCTCAAACTTTTCACCATACAAAGCCTGCAGCCCGTCAGATGAAAGCATTTCCCTTAGCTCTGCTACAATAGTTTCAACAAGCATTACATCTGTCATAAATACCTCACTTTTTCAATATCCAGTCTATTTCGTGTCCTATACGTTTTAAAAATACTTCCCCTATTTCTTTATTAAACTTTTCCATTGTGTCCTTGTTTTGTATAACCTGTGGGAATGACGGACCAGCAACACCTTCAATTTTATTGGAAGTGTCACTAGTCCTTCTGAACAATGCAATATTCCCACTTTTTTTTGCAATCTGTATAAAAGGCTTCCTGTCCCCTCCAAGTTCCTGTTTCCCATGCTTTTTCATGACATCAGCCTTATATACTTTGACATTGGGTTTTCCTTCAAAATCAAACTGGATGACCTTGTTGTATGGTGACAAATTCCTGCTTTTTAATGGCCAGTGTGCAAGGTTTCTATATCCGTCCTTGTATATAATTACAGCATATGGTTTTGTAGCATATGCTTTTTTTACTTCAACAAGGCCTGATATATCTTTCTGCCTGACAAGATATTTTTCTGCTGTTTCCTTTTTTAACAATGTTTTCCCAGCCCCTGCGGAATGGTTTGCGGCACGTGCCATTACAACACCCGCCTTTCTTGCAATTGCGCCAAGTATGTCCCTGGTATCTGAAATATCTATGTGCATGTCCATTACAAACATCTTTACACCTTATGCCTTTCAAGAAGCATTTTCCGTATGCCTGGACTTTTTGAAACAAATGCAACCCTGTACATTTCCCCGTCAAATTCTACAGCTGAATTAACAGTAAGCTTCCTTTTCATGTCAGCTTCACGCACAAAAAGAAGGACTGGTTTTTTATGGATTTCGTCTTTATAATTAACTGTCTTATCCATTCTTTTTTCAATTTCTTCCAGCCCTTCACTGTCTACTATGACGGTTATTTCTTCACCCTCAAAAATATGCCTGCTTCCAAAAAAATCCTCATCAAAAAATACTTCGTCAATATCTTCTGCCAGGTCTTCTTTAAACCCCATGCCCTCACCCTTTACTTCCTGCAGGGGCTTTCTCCTGGCTTTTATCTTCATCCGCAATATACCCTTCACGCCTCAGAAACGCCTCATCAGCCTTGCTAAGTTTCTGGGTAATTTTTTCACCTGGCCTGTAGGTTTTATCCCCTATTGTAAGTTTAATCTTTGTAACCATAGCCGCCTCCTATATGCCATAATTTTCTTCCTGGTAATTTAAAACTGCCGCCTTCAAATCATCAAGCTTCTGTTCTGTACTAAGACCATGCAGCCCGATAGCTTCTGCATAATCTACAACATCCGCTTTCTTTGCCATTGCATTGATTTCATCACCTGTTTTAAGCACAGGCTCTTCCTGCTGCCCATTGTCTTCACTTTCAAGGCTGTAAGCAGATGCGCCTGTAACAGGCTCATCATTAATATTAGCCACCAGCCAGCTTTCCCAGTCATATGGGTATGGCACCGGGCGTGAAAACATCTGCACTTCTGCAATGTTGTCTTTTTCCGAGCCAACAAACCTTGGCACGATTTTTTCGGCATATGACTTAAAGCCCCCACCAGAAAAAAATGTAACCTGTGCATATACAGTTTCACCCATCTTTGGCTGTAAAAATGCTATTGTACCAGCAGGCAGGAGTTCTTTTTCTTTGCCGTCCAGGTCTTCGTAATATTCGTCGTATGTAAACATTGTCATGACAACGCCGTTTATATTGATTCTTCCGTTACATACAACACCCTCTGGCAGTTCTGACTGTTTTATATCACCAAAATCAACCTTGGCAATATCGTAAAATTTCAGAAAATCCTTATCAGACATAAGAAGCATTGAAACATCTGACGCCATTACAATGTCTGTTGCCCTTGTGCCACGCCTGCGCAGTACAGAAGCCATCTTATAAAATTCCTGTATTTTTTCAGATGCGGACATTTCCCTGAAATCTTTAGCAAAGGTATACCTGTTGCCAAATTCCTTTTCATAAAACTGTAAATACATAAGCTTGTAATTTATATCTTTAGCCGCATCATCACCACTGGCATAATGCTTCATAAGCACTTTGCCTGTAAGGAGCAGTTCTGTGCACATCTGTTCATGCCTTCTGAATATGGATTCCCTTAAATCGTCCATGTATTCAGCTTCCAGTTCATTTTCCCTCTGCGCTGGCGTGCGCCCTGATTCTGGTGATTCGCCAAAAGCTTTCTTTTCAAGCTCTTTTGCTGTAATAATCTTTTTTGGTGCAATATACGGGGCTTCGATTTCCATTGCACGGTAGCCCTCGCTCGGGAGCGCAATGCCGCCAACCACAGGGATTACAAACGGGGCTATTGTGCGCCCTTTTTTCTTAGTTTCAATCAAAGCTTTTTCAGAATAGTAGACTTTCCCATCCGGGAAATACCTGTTTTTAAAAAACTGCACCACAGGGTACATTTTTTTAATGGCATTAATTAACTTGTATGTTTCTGTAACCATTTCTGCCTCCTTATTTTAAATAAATACCTTTTGAACGCAGGTTTTCAATATCTGCCATTGTTAATTCCACACCAGAAATACATGCAGATGTCCTGAAAGTCCCACTTATATACACTGGCACTGTTATTTCTGTGTCTTCTGCTGTATACGGGGTGTCTTCTGCCACAATCCCTGCTGCCACGCCGCCTGCTGAATGTAATGTGTATGCCCCGTCTGCATAACAAATAACCTGTCCACGTTTTACAACGCCTTCACCTTCCAGGGCAATGGTGATATTCTTTGCAT